TATTGTTGGGCATAACATTATTGGGTTTGACTTACCTTTTATACATAAGCTATACCCTTGGTTTAATCCTCATGGTACCGTTATTGATACTCTTCTCTTATCTCGCTTATATCATCCGAATCTACTCGATATAGATAAGAGGAATGCATGGGAAAATATGCCTACTAAATTATATGGATCACATAGTCTCAAGGCTTATGGCTACAGATTAGGTGTCTACAAAGGAGACTTTGGTGAGACAACAGACTGGAAAGATTGGTCACAAGAGATGCAGGACTATTGTGTACAAGACGTTAAAGTTACAGAAAAGTTATGCGACCACTTCCACCCTTACCTGACTGGCTCACGCTAGAACATCAGGTAGCAACTATACTTACTGAACAGGAGAATCATGGATGGTATTTTGATGAAACATCTGCACGGGAACTTGAATCTGCTCTCAGACGAGAGTATGAAGAAACTTGTGAGGTATTACGAAACAGGCATCCTTTCGTTGCCGGATCACTATTTACTCCTAAACGAAATAATAGGACCAAAGGCTATGTCGCTGGCTCTACATTTACCAAACTCAAGGAGTTAAACCCCACCTCACGTGATCACATATCATGGATATTAAAGACACATTACAATTGGAAACCTACATCACTAACGAACTCAGGGAAGGCGGTTATAGACGAGACCGTATTAAAAGAACTTGGATCGGATACAGCTCTGAGTTTTCTGAAACTTCTGGATCTGACGAAGAAGCTTGGGATGATATCCGAAGGCGTGAACGCATGGCAGAAGCTTGTTACGAAGTCTAGAATTCACCACCACTGTTCAGTAGCAACCAGCACATTCAGGTGTGCACATAGAAAACCAAATTTATCACAAGTACCATCAGATGAAAGATTCAGACAATTATTTACGGCGACTCCAAATAAAATATTGGTCGGTGCCGATCTTAGCGGTATTGAGCTCAGGATGCTCGCTCATTACCTTGCCCGATATGATGAAGGGCGTTATACCAAAATCCTCCTTACCGACGACATCCATTCCGTCAACGCAAAGCGTATTGGGATCTCAAGACGTGATGTTAAAACAGTCACATACGCCTTCCTTTACGGGGCTGGGGACAGAAAAATAGGTGTATCAGTTGACAAACAGTTATCTGATGAGGCAGCTACTAAGAAAGGTAGAGAGATCAGGAAAGCCTATGTTGACGCGATTCCGGGCCTTAAAGAATTACTTGACGGCGTTAAGAAGGCGAGTGAGAGAGGATATGTTTTAGGATTAGATAAGAGACGTATCCTTGTTGATAAGCCACATAAAGCTCTTAACTATTTACTACAAGGATCAGCAGCAATTGTTGCTAAGCGTTGGATGGTATTAGCTTATGAGTACTTACCACCTACTGCACACCAACTTGCATTCGTTCATGATGAACTACAATATGAATGTAAAGAATGCGATAAAGAACACCTCCAGTTACTCCTTGAAGTCAAGGCAGCAGAAGCTGGAGAATATTATAACTTAAGATGTCCTATAGCAGCTGAATCACAGTCAGGAGCTAATTGGGCAGAAGTACATTAAACCACCTATGAAATTATTAATTGATGCAGATTACATTGTCTACAAGTCATGCGCTGCAGCTGAAACAGAAATCGACTTCGGCGATGACGTTATTCTTGTCACTAGCAATTTTAGTGACGCATATTCCGCAACGTGTAGAGAGTTCACAAGGCTCAAAGACATGTTTACATTCTGTGATATGATACTTTTCTTTTCTGATACTAAGAACTTCAGGAAAAAAATTCTACCAGAATATAAAGGACACCGTAATCGTAAGAAACCCTGTGGGTATAAACGTGTTGTCAATCAACTCAAGACTGAGTTTGAAGTAATCGTTATGCCTGAATTAGAGGCAGATGATGCAATGGGTATATATGCCACTCAATACCCCGGAAATGTTATTGTATCTCCTGATAAAGATATGAAACAGATACCGGGAAAACTATACAATCTCGAAGAGGGATTCACAGTCACCCCATATGAAGGGAAGGTTTGGCATCTAATCCAAACACTAGCTGGCGACCAAACAGATGGTTACAGTGGAGTACCCGGCATTGGAGTTAAAAGAGCACAGACTTTATTTGATAAGGAAGGCTATAGTTGGAAAACAGTAGTCAAAGCTTTTAAAGATAAAGACTTAAATGAGTATGATGCTATACGTAATGCTAGACTGGCAAAGATTTTAACCTATGAGGACTATGACTTCGACAAACAAGAGCCAAGACTTTGGACTCCCAGCCCCGATTACAACCTTGACGATGGAGCAGGACTTCATGATGAGGTTGATGAAGGATAAGGCATATGAAAACTATTATGATCATAAAGAAGAGATCATTACACTCCTATTAGCACTACAAAAACAAAACTTTGTATTAGGAAATTCACTCACCAACGTAGTACAAAAATGGAATATTATAGGAGAGGCAGCATCGAAGTTTGGGATTTCATCCGAGACCAAGAGCTAACCTTTCACCTTGGCAATGCCATAAAATACATT